TTTTGAAGCAAATCAAAGCTCTCTGCGAATTATGGGGACAAAATATTACTCAGGTTATATACAGAGCAATTCAATCAGCATACGAGCGAGAATTCGGTCGTGACAAAAAATAGGATTGCCGTGTCGTATGGGAAGGCGAGGTCCACCGAAAAAACCGACGGAGCTAAAAATACTTCAAGGAGCTCCAGGAGGTCGTTCAAAACTTCCGAAAGGTGAAGTCAAACCAGTAGTCATAAAAGACACAGACCCGCCGGCAGATTTAAGCGTAGCAGCGAAAAATATCTGGACAGATATGGTGCCAAGGCTTCAACGCCTTAATCTTTTCACCGAGCTTGATGTTCACACGTTTAGACGGTACTGCGAGCTATATGCACGATGGATTGCTGCAGCAAATCGCATACAACAGTCAGGGCAGACCCATGTACCCATCTTCCATGAGCGTTCTGAGGCCGAAATAAGGGTTAATGCACCGATGAGGCTCCGGTACTTACAGGAACTCCCGGAGTCAGTTGAGTTTCGCCAGCTTCCAAAAGAATTACTTCGACTTGAACAACAATTTGGAATGACACCGGCTGCGCGAGCTTCAATAAACGTAACACCACAGAAGAAGGGTGAACAAAATGAGGTTTTTGAATTTCTTTTCGGGAAACGTGGGTGAGAGGCTTAAAGAAATATGATTTTAAGTGGGACGGTAAGCCCGAAAATTGGGGCAAAGGATACTACCGAGACATCCCATGGAGTGCTTATGTACTCAAGGCGAGGGCGCGCCATCAACGTGATTTAGAGCGAGCAGCGCGAAACGACCCTAATTTCCCCTATTATTTCGATTGGAATGAATCGGAAAGAGCCGTCGAGTTCATCAAGAAACTACGCCATATCGACGGTGAATGGGCTGGACGACCATTCGAGTTAAGTGACTGGCAGGAGTGGGACATTGTACGGCCACTTCTTGGTTGGAAATGTCTTGATGGTACACGGAGATTCCGTGATGCCTTTATAGCGGTAGCGCGAAAGAACGGAAAATCATCTCTCATCGCAGCAATCGCGGACTATTTATTCCTAGCCGACGGTGAATACGGTGCTCAGGTGTACGCTTGCGCGACCAAGGAAGACCAAGCGCGAATCGTCTGGGATATGGCGAGAAAAATGATTGAGTTCTCTCCCGAACTTAATCCGTACATTAAAAGCTTCAAAAAATCATTTGTTTCGGAGTTAATCGGCGCGCGTTTTCAACCTCTTGGGCGCGATTCTAAGACGATGGACGGGTTCTCTCCCCATTGTGGAGTTATCGACGAGTATCACGCGCATAAAACGTCCGACATGTATGACGTTATCGACGACGGACGAGGTGCACGACGGCAATCAATGCTTCTTACAATTACGACCGCAGGATTCGATGTTTCATCGCCGTGCAAAAAGGAGTGGGATTTAGTCGTTAAAATTCTCAATCAAGTGCTTGAGAACGAATCATATTTCGGATTTATCGCAACAGTTGACGACCCTGAGAAGTGGGAGGACGAGGCCGAGCACTGGAAAGCGAATCCCAATATGGGAATTTCAATTTACTATGAAGGCTTCAAAAAAGACTTTGAAAAAGCGCAACAGAGCGCACAAAAACAGAATTCGTTTAAGACAAAACGGTTAAATGTCTGGACTGAACAAGCAACAAAGTGGATAACGGCTTCAAAATATCAGAACTGTGACGGTGAAATAAATATAGATTTTCTCAAGAAAAAGCGGTGTTTTGGTGGACTTGACCTTGGAAAATCGGGTGATATTTCAGCGTTTGCACTCGCGTTTATGGACGACACGATGCCAAAAGGGGAGGAATACATTTATCTTTTGATGAAATTTTGGATACCAGAAGTCGGGAAAAAGACGCGTTCTGAGATTGACGGGGTGAACTACAACGAATGGGCTGACCAGGGTTGGATAAATACAACGCCCGGAGAAGTTACTCGCTACGATTACATCCGGCGCGACATTAACGCACTGAGCGAAGAATTCGATATTGCTGAAATTGCAGCCGACCCTGCACATGGTCACCAGCTTTTACAAGATTTATCAGACGATGGACTTGAAATTGTAAAACACGGTCAAGGGTTCACGGCAATGAATAGTCCATGCGTTGCGACGGAGGAGCTTATTAAGAATGAGCGCTTCAGGCATGGGAATAACCCCGTCTTGAGGTGGATGTTTTCCAATGCAGCAATTATTCAAGATGGATTCGAAAGAATTCGCCTTTTTAAACCGGCCTCTGGGGACAGAATCGACGGCGTAACTGCCTCTGTCATGGCAGTTGGCCGTTTGTTAATCGCTCCAGAGCCAGTCATTTCAGTTTATGCGCGCAGGGGATTGGTGAGAGCGTAACCAGCCCCTATACTCCTTCTAGGTGTCAATACCTTATATATCTTGGAGTAACATGAAAATACTTTCTGTTTTTCGTCGTCTCTTTCAGAGAGATAAAATTAATGACGAAAGGTTCTGGGGAGCGAGCTTGTCTCAAATAACAAATAGCGGAGTTGTATTCACCGCAGAGAAAGCAGAAACATGCGCCGCCGTTTATAGGTCAGTGCGTTTTTTAAGTGAAACGGTTGCGAAACTTCCGTTGCTTCTTTACAAGAGAACCGGAGATGGCCGTACGCGCGACACAAAACATCCCCTCTATAAACTTCTCCATAATAAACCGAATCAATGGCAGACCTCGTTTGAGTTTCGAGAAATGATGATGGGACATGTACTACTAAGAGGAAATGCCTATGCGTATAAAAAATACAATTTAAAAACCGGCGACATCAGCGAGCTTGTTCCATTAAATCCGACACGAGTACAACCAATCCTGCTTGATTCAGGTGAAATGAAATATGAATTTACCAATAATAAAGGGGTTCGAATTGTTCTTCCGGGGGATGATGTATTTCATCTTCGCGGACCAAGCCCCGATGGAGTGGTGGGCATTTCATGTATCGCTTATGCAAAAGAATCAATCGGTTTATCGCTTGCTGCAGAAGAATTCGGTGCTCGAACCTTCTTAAACGATGCTCAACCAGCCGGTTCTCTTGAACATCCGGGTGAATTAGGAGAGGAAGGATTAAAAAACCTTCGTCAAAGTCTAAAAGAAAATCACGGTGGAGTTGAAAACGCTCGGAAATGGCTCATCCTTGAAGAAGGAATGAAGTGGACAAAGATAGGTATGAGCGCTGACGACACTCAGTTCATCCAGACCCGTGAATTTCAAATTGAAGAAATTTGTAGGTGGTTTGGCGTTCCTCCGCACAAAATCGGGTACATGAAACACGCCACGTTCTCGAATATCGAACATCAGGCGCTTGAGTTTGTTATTGACTCACTGCTTCCTTGGCTTACTCGGTGGGAACAAGCAATAGGAGCTCGTCTCTTTGATGATGCCGAGCGCGAGACTCATTATGTGGAGTTCTTAGTTGACGCTTTGCTTCGCGGAGACCTTCAAAGTCGTTACCAGTCATACGCTATCGGCCGTCAATGGGGTTGGCTTTCTGCAGATGATGTTCGACGACTTGAAAACCTTGACCCGTTACCTGAGCAACAGGGGGAAAAGTACCTTATCCCGATGAACATGGTAGATGCAAAGCGGTTGGACGAGGTAATTGATAAACAGGTGGCAAAGCCTGAGCCGAAGCCAGTTTTAGACCCTTCAAAAGAGCCTCCAGCACAATCAACCGACAATCAAAGTTCGCGCACGCTTACCGGATTAACCGAATTTAAGCCTGTGCTATTACAGACAGTCGAGCGATATGTCGAGAGGGTTCAAAAAAGTAAAAAACCTTTCGAGGAGCACGTTCCAGTAATACGTGAAGGGCTGGCTCCGGTGGTAAACGGGATTTTGATGCTCAACTCTGATGACGAAATCGAAAAACTTGGCAATGACGTGCTCGAGACGTACATACAAAATGGATTAAGACGGGAAGACTTAAATATTAACTCAAAAGTAGAGTTCTTGCTTCAAGAAATTCAACGGGTATTGGTAACTCAAAGCAATTCAGCGAATGTATAGAGATGAAAAAAGAACTTCGTTCCTGCACTGAAATTCCGCTTGAAATTGAGACTCGTGACGATGGAAGCACTAGGATCGTCGGTTACGCTGCTGTTTTTGACAGCGATTCCGTTGATTTTGGCTTCTTTCGTGAGGTAATTCGCCCGGGAGCTTTTGCCAGAACACTACGAGAGGACGGTGATGTTCGTGCTCTTTTAGACCATGACACGGGCAAAATTATAGGCCGAACAAAGGCCGGCAATCTCAAATTAACAGAGGATTCTCGCGGCCTTCGCATTGAATTAACTCCCATTGAGACAGAGGATGGAAAGAAAGCTCTAGAATGGGTGCGTTCAAAGGTCGTGGACGGAATGAGCTTTGGTTTTATTCCTGTGAATGACAGGTGGAGTATTAAGAACGGCAAATCATATCGTGAACTTCTAGATGTTGACCTGTTTGAAGTTTCTTTAGTCGCGTTTCCAGCTTATCCAGGTACATCTGCCGGTGTTCGTAGCACTGAAATGCGCTCAACCGATGATGTATGGAAGTCTTATTGTAATACAGTCGAGACACAGAACAAGAATCGTCGCCGAAAACTTCAATTGCTCGGCTACTAAAAAAATAATTCTTATGGGTATAGGTGAAAACTATCCCGTCTGATAATTCTCAAAAAAGATAACAGCTCTGAATAATACTGCGCCAAGTCGTGGTTCCAATTATTCAGGCCAAGCTGCATGCCCCTAGCGGTGTGGAATTAGAAAAATCCAATCGTAACAAGTGTAATTTTATTTAGGGGAATCATGTCTAAACTTCAAGAACTTATCAAAAAGCGTGCTGACTACGTTAAGCAGATGAATGAAATCGTAGATAAAGCCGACGCTGAAAAGCGCGACTTTAATGCTGATGAGCAAAGGACATGGGACGAGATTGACGGAGAAGTCAAAACTCTTACTCGCCGCATTGAACGTGAAAATACCTTAGTGTCTCTTAATTCTGGTTCAACTCAAAGCTCTGACACTGTTAAAGCAGAGCCAGCAGGAGAAACACGAACGCAACAAACAGCTCAAAAAGCTACAGAACAGAACGCTAATCCGTGGCGTAGCTTCGGCGAGTTTTTAACTGCCGTTGCTAAAGCTGGGCTTCCTGGTGGACGACGTGACGCTCGATTATTCGAGTGTCGTGATGCTACTGGACTGAACGAAGGTGTTGGTTCAGAAGGTGGTTTCTTTGTTCAAAAGGATTTTGCTGCTGAACTTCTTCAGCGCACTTTCCAGACTGGTATCCTTGCCTCTAAGGTTCGCCGTATTCCAATCTCTGGTAATGGCGTTTCCATCAATGCAATTGATGAATCAAGTCGAGTAACCGGCTCTCGCTATGGTGGAGTTCAGGTTTTCTGGGTTGGTGAAGGTGGTACTGTAACACCGAAGAAGCCAAAGTTCAGACAAATCAACATGAAAGTTCATAAGTTGATGGGCTTGGCGTACATTACTGAGGAAAATCTTGAAGATGCACCTCTCCTTGATTCCATAGTAAGCGACGCCTTCCGCAAGGAAATGGCCTATGTCGTTGATGATGCAATTCTTAACGGAGATGGTTCTGCCAAGCCTATCGGTATTATGAACAGTGGTGCCCTTGTCACTGTAAATAAGGAATCAGGACAGGCAGCAGATACGGTCGTCAAAGATAACCTTGCAAAGATGAGAGCGCGGCTTCTTGCAGTAAATCGGGCAAATTCTGTCTGGTTTATTAACCAAGATGTAGAACCTCAACTTCAGTTACTAACACTTGGTGACCTTGGTGCATACTTCCCAGCCGGGACGTTCGCTAATCAACCGCTTGACCAGTTATGGGGAAGACCTGTTCAGCCAATCGAGCAGTGCGCGACCCTTGGTGACCTTGGTGACATCGTCCTTGCCGACCTGAGCGAATACCTCTGGATTGACAAGGGAGACATCAAGCAACAAACAAGCATTCACGTGCGCTTTGACTATGACGAAATGGTGTTTAAGTTCACCTATCGCGCAGACGGGCAACCGTGGATTCAAACGCCTCTTACACCGGCCAAGGGAACGAATACCTTGTCACCGTTTGTAACGCTTCAGGCTCGCGCTTAATCGTTGGGGCATCCCGATGGGGTGCCCTACAAATTTAATTTTGTAATTTGGAGAATAACAGTGAATAACTTTATCGAATCAATCAAAGTAGTAAAAGGCCTATCGCCAGCGGCAGACCGTTGGAACACCAATCCAGCAACCGACATCGTAAACACTAAACTTTATGACAAGGTTTGTTTCCTTGCTCATCAAGAAGGTGGAACAACTGGTAAGGCAACATTTACCGTTGAAGCCTGTTCTGATGTGAGTGGAACTGGTGCCACAGCAGTAGCGTTTCGCTATAGCGTTGGTGGAGATGGTGCTGGTGCCGGTGGAGACGATACTGGAGCAATTGTTAAAGCAACCTCATCGGGATTTGATTCTACTCCCGCGACTGACAGGGTCTATCTTATCGAAGTAGATGCAGAGATGCTTCCAACTGATAAGCCTTTTGTTCGTCTCAAGTGTACTGAGGCAGTAAATGACCCTGTAAACGGTGCTGTAGAGATAATGCTTTACAATCCTCGTTTTGCCGGTGCATCTCTGCCATCTGCGATTTCGTAACCTTTTTCTCCTTTACTAAGTGAGCACTCTTTCTCTGGGGGGTGCTCACTATTTTGCTAAGAGAGAATCATGGGATTGAAGGTTCAATTAATTACAGCACCATCGAAAGAACCCGTCTCTGTTTCCGAGATTAAGAATCAATTACGAATTGAGGATACCGACGAGGACAGTCTTATTGAAGGACTGATAGTCGCAGCGCGAGAAATCGCGGAACAAATTCTTCGGAAGGCATTAATCACGCAAACATGGAAACTCTACCTCGACGATTTTCCGTCGCATGATTGTATTAAACTTCCGTTTCCAAAACTTCAGTCAGTATCTTGGATTAAATATTACGACGAAAACAATACTCTTACGACGTGGGCTTCATCTAATTATGAGGTGGATGCCGTTGACGTACCAGGACGAATCGTTCTCGCACAAAGCGCAAGCTGGCCGAGTGTTTATGACCGTATTAACCCCGTAGAGATTCAGTTTGTGTGTGGGTATGGAGATGATGCCGTCGATGTTCCAGCAGCTATCAGGCTTGCGATAAAGCACATTGTAGCGCACTGGTTCGAGCACCGAGAACCGTTCGTTGCAGGATTGGCCGTGAATGAAGTTCCCGTTACCTTTCGCCGAATCTTAATGCCCTATCGTTTCCTCGAGGTAAAATAATGCGGTCGGGCAAGCTCAGAGAACGGCTTGTAATACAACAAAAGACCGTTGCTCAAAATGATATTGGATACCCTTCAGAAACATGGACAACGCTCGCCACCGTCTGGGCTGATGTAAGAGCTGAGAAGGGAAGTGAGACGCTTAAAGCCGGTCGGGACACGGCTACAGAGTACGCAACGGTTTTTATTCGATACCGTAACGACGTAACTGCTCAAAACAGAGCCGTCTACCGCAGCAAAACATGGGACATTGAGAATGTGCGCGTGGTGCAGAACATGCGACGCAATGAGGGTCTTGAGCTTGTTATGAGGGCACATGACTAGAATAATTGGACAGGGAATTGATACAGAGACATTCGTATTAAATGGAGCAGAGGAAATAAAAGCCATGCTCAAAAAACTGCCGGAAAAGCTTGGGAAAAAAATAGAACGTAAGGCAATGGTAATAGCCGGAAAAGAAGTACATGAGGAAGTCCTTCGTCGCGTACCTGTAAAGTCCGGTCACCTCAAGGCGTCAATCAAATATAAGGTAAGAAAAAAGGGACATCAGTATATTGGTAGTATCACGGTCGGCGGCAAAGATGCGTGGCACGCTAGGTTTATCGAATATGGTTTTGTGCATACAGGACACAAAATTAAAGGGAAGGCAGGAAAACCCACTAGCCGAGGCCATGTCCCCGGGCGCAAGTTTATGCGCGGCGCCATTGCTTCTAAGGCTCAATCAGTGGTGGATATTTTTACGGACACACTAAAAGAATTTGCAGAAAAAGAAATCACAAAAATAAAGGCTAAATCATGATTGATGCAGCCATTTTTACCAAGCTCACAACGACCGCCGGTATTACAGCACTGGTTTCGTCTCGCGTGTACCCAATGCGCCTTCCTCAAGGGGTGACGTTCCCTGCAATTTCTTTCGACAGGGTATCGACCGACGTTCGAGATTTGACCCACAATGGAACCAATCAAACAGCACAAGGAACTTTCCAATTTAGCTGTTTTGCGGAAGACCCTAAGACGGTGAAGCAAGTTGCAGCAGCCGTTGTCTCGGCACTACACGGATGGAAAGGGACAGTGAGTGGCGAGAAAATTTTCCGCAGCATGGTCTTAAACGAGACAGACTTGTTTGATGAAGATATGGCGATTTTTCAGGTAGCGATTGATGTCGCTATTATGTATCGGGAAGTTTAACGCAGGAGACTAAGATATGACCGTCGGAATTACAGCAGCTCATGGGGTGGTTATCGGGCTTGGCAACGATGATGGTCCTCCAGAAACATTCACCCCAATCGACGGCGTTCACAATGGTCCCAACGGCCCGGGCTTTTCTCCCGTATTAATTCAAGCTCGTCACCACGGTTCAGAGGATACGTTCAACAAAGTCTCCATCGTTGAAAAAACGCCGGTCACGTTTGACATCTACTACGATTCAAATGATGCAACGCACGGGGCGCTCTTAGACGCAGCGAAAGATGGAACCAGAAAAACATACAAAATTACGCTCACTGATACAGGTACAGAAGCTTATGTTTTTGAAGCGTATATCACGATGACATTCAGTGGTCAGGTGGATGGGTTTAACGTGTA